TAATTCTCGGTTTCCAATATCGCCTCTTTCGGTTCGGTCATCATTTTTGAATAACTATCTATTATGTCTTGACACACCTTGGTATAACCTTTGAACTTACCTCTCACAGAAAGTCCCGTTTTAGTTTGGATTTGATTGTTAATATCAATCGCCAACTCCTCCCAGTTGTGTTCCTTGATTGGTTTAAAACAAATACCGTCATATTCTGGACTGCAACACCTATCTTTTATAATGCCTTGCGACACCAAATACTTATAGGCGGTATGTATAATGTCGTTCTCAATCGCACCGCACCAATAACTAACAGTTGCATTCTGGATTTCTCTCTGGGTTGGTTTGTTGCCTTTGATTTTCTCAATCAGTTCAGGATTGTTTGTCATTATGCAGTTTGCAACCTCCTCGCAATTATCAAGATAGGCTTTAAAATCGGGCGATATTATCTTTGTTCTCAACGCCTTCGGGTTGTGGTCTGACTTTTCTATTCGGTTTATCCAACCGATAAATGTGCCTCCATTCAATGACGCATTAAAGAAGTCTTTGATGTCGTCTTCGTCCAAGGGGCATTCCGCCACTGAATAATAGTCCAAGTTCCTCTGCACTACCTCGGCAAAGTTGTTTATGTAATCTTCCATTGCAAGAAAGCGGTGTTTGGTCTTTTTACCAACCTCTACACAGATGGAGGGGTGCGATTTCATTAAATCAAAATCTATCCAACCACACCACTTGAATAGTGTGTGTTTCATTATGCGAGGCAAGTTTATAACACTTTGGTCTTCGTCTGCATAAAACCGCCCTACATTTTTGGGTTGGTGATGTTTGATAAGATTAACTCCCGAGGGGTTAAGGCGGTTTCTTATTTTTGCTAAAAGGGGGCGGAGGTCCGACCTCCATCGGTCGTCCGCCAACATATAATCCATAAATTTTGCGTCTAATTGTTCCTCAAAAGTGCCTTTGAATGCAACATACGCAGGTAAATATTTAAAATCCAATCTCCAACCGTTTAAGAATGACATTTGCGGGGTTTTTATAATATATGTATAGACTTTTGTTTATATGGTTTTTACAATAAATAATATTATTTGTTTGAAATAATATTAATTCAAGTTTTTTTTTCAGTTTTACGATTTTCAACAACTTTCGCTAAAGACTTTCTTGAACGGGATTGCAAGATTTTCTGGGAGATTTTTGAGAATGTTTTTTATCTTAAACACCTCCCCAGCATACTCCCCATACTTGTCTATTTCTTGTTCGCTTAACCCTTTCGTTTTCCAATAACGCACTTTTTCAATTCGCCTCAAGTGGTCGCCCTTATCCTCCCGATACTTTCTATAATATGCATTTCTATCAGCTGTTGCTTTTTCGGTCATTCTTTATATATTACAGCGTCATTTTTTTATATGGTTTTTACAATAAATATATTCGGCTACTTTCTGGAAAATTTTTCAAAAAAGGTGAATGCACCCTTCACTTTACCCCGACCCTTCACCGACCCTTCACTCTACCCTTCACTATACCATACACTCTAAAAATATAAAAATCTATAATAAACAACTGCATAATAGGTAAGGAATAGTGTGGTTGGATATATCAAATAATGTGGAAGTTAAGCAAGTGAAGGTAGTGAAGGGTATATTGAGGTTTTTGCATAGTTTTTTTACTTTTTTAAAAATTTCAAAAAAAAGTGAATTTCCTAGACGGATTTTTACGACCCTTCACTCCTTCACCCCTCCACTTTTTGCTTAATTATCCAAATGGGTTTTTCCCGTATATTATTTTTTTCAAACAAAGATAATCTCTGCATAGAATATAATGCCTGTAAAAGATATTGATGGTGGTTTAGGTTTTCAAGGGTTTAGTCCAAGAACAATCACTGGACGATTACCCAAAGACACATACAACAGCGTTCCTATGGAGTTTGGTGGGTCTAACTTGAGGTTATACACAACCAAAGGTCAAGCCAAGGTAGGTCAAACATTCCGTCCCTTTCCCGTCCGTTTTAAGAGATAAACATTTAGGGGTCGTATGGATTTATTCTTTTGTCCCCATACATTATAACAGATGAGGACAATCATTTTTAATAGTTCAAATGTGGTTGCAGGGCGGAACAACACTACTCTAGTATATAATTTTCCAAACTCGGTAGATTTAACAGGAGCGTCAATTGCAGTTTCAAATGTGTTTATGTATTACAGTTGGTATAACATTAGTGCCGCACTACAAAACAACACATTCACATACACAGTTGAGAACAGCGTCGGCACACAAACCCGCACAGTTTTATTACCCGATGGAATGTATAATATTACGGATATTAACTCCTATCTGCAATTTACAATGATTGCGAACAACGACTACTTAATCACCTCTACTGGCTCGTATGTGTATTTTGCTGAATTCATTGTAAATCCTACCCGCTATGCTATTCAAATCAACACCTATTCTATCCCAACTGTAGCACAGGCGGCGACACTCGGTTATACACAGCCTACGGCTGGTTTTGCATCGGCTTCTCTCCCAGCCACCAACACCAACGCTCGTATTATCTTAACAACGGGGACTTTCAACTTAATCATTGGATATGCTACGAGTTTTTCAACCACCGCCTCCACCGCTGGAACTACGCTGTCTTTCTTATCCTCTATAACACCGCAGGTGCAACCCAATCCCAACTTACTTATAGCGATTACGGGTATTGACAATAAGTATTCCAGCCCTAGCACCATTATTTATTCGCTGTCGCCCACCGTTGGATTTGGCGAGTTGATTAACGAACGCCCCGCCCAGTTTAACTTCAACAGGTTTTTAGCTGGAACTTACAACCAACTTACCCTCCAGTTTTTAGGAACTAATTTGCAACCGATTACAATCCAAGACCCCAATATGACAATTATTCTTGTTATACAAGACAGAGAGGACAAAATGGACGATATTGGTTCGGGAGTGGCTTCTACATCGTCTTCGCAAATGCAACAGCTACTTACGAGGTCGGGGGCAGCTGTCCCGTCCAGAATGTCTTTCCCAAGAAGCGGATTTTAGACAAAATTATTTTATCCATTTAGTGTATAATGCAACAAGACATCACCGAACAGAACCTGAACCAGAGGTGGGAGGAGTTTAGCAAAGAGCAGATGAGGCTGATGGCGGAGATTAAGAATGATGCGACCGACAACGAGAAAAAGAAAATTCCACAGCAACTTACGCAGATAAACGCAATTATGATGGGGCTAATGAGGCTACGAAATCTTAAGCGTCAAATTGCAAAGGATTTATAATATGTAGTATTACTATAGAATGCCGAGGGCTGATAGAATATTTAGACCACACACAATGCAAGGAAGAGTAGTAGTAAGTAAAATGAGTGGAACGGGTATGGGTTCAGTGCTGTTAAATAAAGGCGGTGTTGGAAGTGCAAGTTCTTATTCGTCTATGGACGACTATCTTCACACAACCGAAGGAGGTAGAGTTAGACCACCCGTCGCTCCCGTTTCCGCTGGAGTTGGTTTAGGCGGTGCAATTCAGCGAAAACTGGAAAGTTTGTCATTAAAACCTGAACCAAAACAGTATCGAAAAAAACCTTCCAACATATCCTTTTCTATTTAGGGAAAAACTAGATAATATGGGGAATTTTATTTTCCCCCGTATTATTATATAAATGTCTGCAGATACTCTCGTCTATGATATGTCGTCTATGAGCGAAGGCACTCCCCAGATTTTCGTTAAGAAAGATTGGCTCAACATTCTTGACAACCAGAACGGCTCTTACTCTGGTAATCAGTCGGTGATTGATACTTCGCAGTTGGCGAACTCCAATAAATATATGAACTACAGGGAGGCTTATTTAGCTGTTCCCTTGACCTTAACCGCCTCCAACGATAGTGTAAATAATGCTTTTCCTCTTCTTGCTCCTGCTACTGCTGGAAACTCCGCTGATATGGGGTTTGGTCTTAAAAATTGGTTCGGCTCTATTATCCACTCCTTTACTTTAGACTATAACGGAACTACTATCGTTCAGCAAACTCCCTTTGTTGGTCTGTGGAATACCTTTAGACTAATGACTACTTTGTCTTTCCAAGATGTGATTACTAACGGTGCTACGATGGGTTTTTATCCTGATGATGCTCTTTCTTGGGGATTTGTTGCAGGAGCATCAGGAGCAGATGGTGCAGTTGCTACTGCTGCCGCCACTTCAGGTGTTGGAACTTTTAACAATATTAATTATGTTCCCCCAGTTGTTGTTGGAGGACCACAGTTTGCAGGACAGACGACATTCGGTAATATTGGTTTCTTGAAGCGTCAGCAAATGGTGGCTTTTGACCCTGATGCTACATCAGGTGGAGGTGCGGGTGCTGTTTCAGTTTCTACTGGTATTAGTGCAATTTCTGCAGTTTTTGATGCTGCCGCTTGTGTCGCCCAGTATAAGTCATACATTAACAACAAAACTAATAATAGTGCGACAGTCCAAGCTCGTATCCAGTATTCCATTATGGCTATAATCCATCTTAAACATATTCACTCTTTTTTCCAGAATATTCCTCTCCTCAAGGGTGTCTTTATGAAGATGACCCTCAACTTGAACCAGACTTCCGTATCCTTGAAGTCTATTGCCTCTGGAGCTGGAGGAAACGACTGGAGTGGAACTGGTGTAAGTGTAAGTAGTCCTTTGGGTGGTGTTTCTCCCATTATGATTGCATCTAGAGCGATTGCTGCTGGTGGAACATCTGGTCTTTCAGGTTTATCAGCCACTGCCGCCACTCTTGGTGGTGCTGACGGTAGAGATGCTACTATATCTCTTGCTGTTGGTAATAGAGCGTTGGTTTCAACTCAAAGCACTTTCGCTGCTACTTCTTTCCCCCAATCTATCCAGCTTTACATTCCTGCTTACACCTTTAACCCTGTTTATGAAGCTGCTTACTTGTCATCTCCCGTCAAGAAAATCGTTTATACCGATATTTACCAATACCAAGTGGCTTCAGTCGGAGCTGGAACTACTTTTAACCAGTTGATTACCAACGGTATTGCAAATATCAAGTCAGTCTTGGTTTTGCCCTTCTACACTGCTACAGGAAATTCGGGTCTTCAACCCTACCAGTCCCCCTTTGACTGTGCTGGTGGTGGAACAACTTCTCCCCTTTGCTTACTTACTAACTTCAATGTGGTTATAGCGGGTCAGAATATGATTTACAACACTCAAAGATACTCCTACGAGCAGTTCCTCAATCAGCTCCAAGGTGCAAACGCCATCAACGGCAATCTCACTGATGGTCTTACCTCCTCTCTCATTGACAAGACTTCTTTTGAGCAAAAATACTGCTACTACTATGTCAATTGCGGTAGAATGTTGCCCGTTGAGGAAAGTGTTCCAAAATCGGTGCAGATTATCGGACAGAGTTCTTCATTGAAAGATATTCAGCTGTTCGTTTTCGTAGAATACGGAGTTGAAGTCAGCATTGATGTTCTCTCGGGTGCTAGAGTTTAGGCGATAGTTTAGAAAACGCCATCTCGTATAATATTTTTATCTCTAATATTATTATACAATGGATTTTATGCCTTTACACATAGCCGCTAGTGAGAAGCAACGAAGCAGATTACGAAACGGACACAGAGTGCGAGTTTCTCCTGCAATGGAAGGTTGTGGGTTCAACCTTATCGTCAATCCTGCAACCTTTGATACAGCGTCAAAATGCTTTAGAGCTGGTAGAGGAACGATGGTGCAATTAAGCCCTATGGAAATTCAAGCGAACCGAGGAGTTGAGGGTGAGGGCATCTTTGGTAAGGAGTTTGACCGTTTTGTTAAGAAAACGATTGGTAAGAAAGCGACCAAGAGTTTATACAAGGTTGCCGAGAAGGTTGGAAAGCCACTCGTAAATAAAGGTTTAGATGCGGTCGCTTTAGCCGCCAAAGCATACGGTGGTCCTGCGGCCGCCCCTGCAATTGAGGCAGCCAAAAGGGCGGCAAAGGGATATATTGACCGCCCCACTGCTTACCAGAAAAACCCGTCAAAAGAACTAATGAAAGATGTCAATCCCGTTGGTATGGCGGAGGACTTCGCCAAGGGACAGCTAGACGACTTGATGATGGGTGAGGGTATTTTTGATATGGTTAAGAAAGCCGCCAAGTCTAAAGTTGGAAAGCAGTTGCAGAAGAAAGCTCTTTCTATGGCTGTCAAGGAAGCCAAAAAAGCGGGTGTTCCCAGTATTGTTGCCGATTTAGCATCAAAAGAAGCCTCCAAGCAGATTGACGGACAAGGTATTTTTGATATGGTTAAGAAAGCCGCCAAATCCAAGGTTGGAAAACAGTTGCAAAAGAAGGCTCTTTCTATGGCTGTCAAGGAAGCCAAGAAAGCGGGTGTCCCCAGTTTTGTTGCCGATTTAGCCTCAAAAGAAGCCTCCAGTGCGATTGACGGGCAAGGTTTATATGCCTCTTCTGCCTCCAGAGGATACGGAGTAATGGGTAGGGGTGCTATAATGGGTTCTGGATATTTGCCCCCTGCTCTGCAGTCGCAGAACAACTCGGCGAACTTTATGTTCCATACACAGTTGCCGCCGAACCTTGCTATGTTGAAAAGATACGGGGTTATGGAAGGTCAAGGATTGTATGCATAAGTATTTTAGACGAAATTATTTTGTTTGGTATTAATATACGATGCTTACAGATATACAAATAAAGGATTTGGCGGGGCGAATGAGTATTCCGCTGGAATATATCGGGTTCAAGGACAAAGTGCCGATGAAGTTGCGAACCAATCGCTCCTACATTATTAATATGGAAGATGCATTAGATAGAGATGGAAAGGTAAATAAGGGGTCGCACTGGGTGTGTTTCCAAGTAGCCGAGTATCCAAACGGTGTAAAAGAGGCGATTTACTTTGACAGCTATGGTGTTGGACCTCCGACTGATATTACCAAACGAGTAGAGAGTAATTACAAGATTGGAGTGCATCATACCGACCGAGATATACAATCACTTATGAGTGATGCTTGTGGATACTATTGTTTAGCGTTTCTGCATTTTATCAATGCTTGTCCTTTGCGAAGCCGACAAATTGTCAAAGATGCAGACACTTTTGTCAGTATGTATGACGATTTAGAAAAATCTAATGATTTTAAGAAGAATGAATGGATACTGAAACACTTTTTTATGAGTAAAGACCCAGCCTTGAGAAAAGCGGTGGAGGTTATTACCAATGATGCCGTTAAAATGGTCCAACAGCACCAAACTCCCGAGTTTGAAGCTACTCTATAAAAAAAAGTATTCATACTATGTATATATAGTATGAGTTTATGGACGGATTTTGTTAAAGAATTTGCGGCAAAAAACAATTTGACCTATAAACAGGCGATGTCAGACCCAAGATGCAGTGCATTATATAAGGAAGCCAAAGCAGGAGCAGATAAAAAAGAAGCCAAAGCAAAAGAACTTTATTTGAAATACGCACCCATTGTGAATGCACCGCCAGAGCCAGAGCC